TTTATCATTTTGCATGGAGTGGATTAACGTGTCTTAATTGTAAACAATCAGTAGACAAATATGAATGGAGAGTATTACCAACTCAAGGCCAATTTGAGACTGATAGTTATATTTTAGAGGAGCAATCTTATGTCGATTCTTTACTCACAGCAGGTACAAATTAATGACTCAAATGTATACACGACACGGTAGAAGTCCTGTAAGTAAGGAACATTTAAGACAGTTAGATTGTCTCTATGAAGCATACAATCAGGAAGGTAATTCAGAGGGCGATAGAAGATTTTATTGGGCAAAGATTCAGGCATTAACTAACAGTCTAACAGAGTAATTTAGCCACTAAGTATTAACGTAGTTTTCCACAGTTATTGTTAGTTTCTGTGGAAAACTCTTCGTTTTAAGTATATTTTGGTCTAATAAATAGCAAATTAAATATAAATGTGTTTTGTAAACGTTTTCCACAAGTTGTTATAAATGTGTGGATAATATGTGGAATAAGGTGTTAATTAGTGTGGAAATTGTGTGAGAAAGTGTTAGTTTCTTAGTGATCTAAGCGAGTCGATTATAACACGAACTCGCATAAATTACAAGACCTTCGTTGTAATTTTGTAGTATTATCTTCTTTTCGTTATATAACAGTTTTTCCACATAAATATGCGTATAGTTATTGACAGTAACTCTCAGTCATATTATAATAACTAAGTAACACTCTACGTGGGCTAATCCTATGTCAGTTCTTTACAGTCAAGCAGCTAAGAGTAAGTATAGAATAACACTAGAATTAGAGACACTAAGTGACTTTAACCCACATGATATTGTATGGGATAAAGTATTTGATTTGCAGGATAATGAGTCTGCTAAATGTTACATAGAGGACATGAGTTAGCTGTCAGTTCTTATTACAAACTGTGTGGGTGCTATTTGACAGTTTATGCACGAATATGCTATAATTGTTATATGCGTATTGGCAGTTATTGCGGTTGTTGGTTGATGCCGTGCGGGCGGGCGTTGCGTTTATAAAAATCGATAAGTCCCTAACCTACAGAGGTGACAATTCGAGATGTATATATAAAAATCGCCAAAATTTTTCTCAGGTAAAAAACCCTTTCAATACCTTTTTATAAATGTCGTCTAATGTTCGATCTCGTGTGTTGACTCTTCCTCCCTCGGAGATTGTTAAAGAGTATAATTTTTTTACCATCGAGGAATGTAGACAAATAAAAGAATATGCCTATAAAAAAGAAGAAGAGCTAATTAGAGAAGGACATACAAATAATGATACCTATGGTAAGTCGATAACAACTAATAATCATCATAGATATAATTTTTTCAAAGATCACCCCCAGTATGCAGATAGACTTGTAGATTTCTTAGTCCAAACAAATGAGTATTTGGTATGGCCAATTATGGTTCAAAGTTGGGTTAATATCTACCGTAAGGGTGACGGTATTGATTGGCACGTTCATCTAGGTAATATGGGAACTGATTGGTCTGCAAATATTTTTATTGACGGGCCTACAAAACCTGGTGTAAATTACTTAATACCAAAAAATGGTGATGTTGATATTACGACTCTAGAGAATAAGAAAGGTTATATGCATATATTCCCTTGTGAGACTATGCATAGTGTAGATCCGTTAACTGTAAATGAAGAACGTATCTCGGTAGGAATGACAATTCATAGTTATAAGTATATTGATGGGCCTATTATAAGTAGTTTAGCCTTTAATAGTAAAAGAGAAGTAGAAGATACTCTTATATTAACTAATGAGCATTACTATGAATAAAATTATAAAGAAGAATGCTTTTTATACTCCTGTATGGTTAATAAAAGGAGATGAAGAGATTCTAGAAATTATAGATGAATTAAAAGGAGGATGTTATGAACTTCAAGAAATATATGAATCAGTGCAACACTCTAATATAGGAGGCTATCAAAGTAAAGTTTTTGAATATAAAGAATTTCATCCAAAAGGAATTAAATATATGGATCGTATAATTTATTCTTCTTTATGTCAAGAGAAGTATGTTATAGATCAATGGATGCTTTCTAATATCGTATGGTGGTTTAATGTGAATAAAACGGGTGATTTAAATATGCACCACATACATATAGGTTCTGATATTTCAATGGTATTGTACTTAACTGATGGTGAATTAGTTTTACAAGATACGAATATAGCATACTGTAATCCAAAATTAAATATTGATCCAACAATGGTAGTAGAAGCAAAGAAAGGAGATATTGCTGTATTTCCAAGTAATACTCAACACGGTGTACTACCGCATGAAGGAGAGAAAGATAGAATGAGTATTTCTTTTGATATATGTTTAGGAAAGTGATTATGAAACCTATCAAGGATATTGCAGAGGACGCAGAAGGCGACCTAGCTAAAATGAATCTATTTGCTACAATGAATCTATTTTCAACTCCAGTATGGCACATTGACGGAACTCCTGAGGATATACTCGATGAAATGATTCAGGGTGCATATGCCTGTAAGGAAAATGTGAAGACAGCAAATAGATCAAATGTATCAGGATATCAAAGCCCTTGTTTTACACCTGATCTTTTTCATAAAGGTGCGTTTGAGTATCTTGAGAATCAACTCAAAGATACATGTCCTAAGTTTAAATTAGATGTATGGTGGTTTAATATTAGTGGTAAGGGATCATATAATGTAGTACACACTCATCCAAAATGCGATCTTGCATTAATATGGTATCTCACAGATGATGATAATAAATTAAGTTTATGTGATCCTCTGTGGCATAGTCGGGCTAAACTGTATGCATTTTTATATGGCACTGATGAAACACCTTTAAGAAAAGATAGGAATTATCATGATGTTAAAAAAATGAATGCAAAGAAAGGAGATATAATAATCTTTCCTGGAGATTTAGCACATTATGTAGAAACCGTTGAAACAGAACAAGAGAGAATTAGTATATCAATGAACTTGACTTTACCATAATGAAACATAATTTATTCGCTACCCCTCTTTGGCATTTAGAAGGTATATCACACGAATTAGCAGACGAGTTATATCAAGGGGCATACAGATTCAAAGAACAATATCCATCAGGAGAAAATAGATCTAGTGAAGGAGGTTATCAAACTCCTTTTTTAAAATGGAAAGATTTTCACCCACAAGGTATAGAGGTAATTCATAAGTTAGTATATGAGGCCATTGAACATGAGTTCAAAGTACTGGCATGGTGGTATAATATCAATGGCCAAGGACATTGGAATTCCCCTCATACTCATCCAGACTGTGATCTTGCATTAGTACTCTACTTAACTGAAACTGATAATCTTTTAACTTTGGCTAATCCTTTTTCTCATCGAAATTACAGTGGGGATAGAAACGATATTATTCCTAAACCAAAGAAAGGAAATATATTAATCTTTCCTAGTGACGTATTACATTTTGTAAAACCAAATCCTAGAGATGAAGATAGAATCAGTATCTCAATGAACTTGCAATTATCTTGATATTGATATATAATAGGTGAAGGACAACGACGACTTATGTACGACGAGACTACCTATCACATCTATGCACAAGATAGATGTCTTTATGCAAATCTCCCTGAAGAAGAGTTTGAATGTACATGGGAGATGTTAAAGGTAATGGTTGGTTTACTTAAAACGGATTATACAGAACAAGATTTATCATATATTAAACTCGGAGCAAAGTGTGGAGTAGGTGGGCCAGGTAGGGTTATCCCTCAACCAATGTGGGAAGAGGATTCATATTAATGGAAAGAGGGATTAGACCTATTTTTCCTTTACCTATATTTTTAGATAAAGCAGAGGGAAATGAATATACCGATATACAGAAAGAACTTACTACTGTGAAGAGTAAGTTAAATTTTAATGATAAGTGGTATGATGGTAGGTATATGATGTTAAGTGAGAATCCATTTGAAAGTAATTTTTTAATCGAACATGGATGTCATCATAGCATTAATTTTATAAACAAAACTGTAGATAAATTTATTAGGGATTTATATGGTAAAAATCACCTTGGTAAATGGGTGATCGCAGAATCATGGATGACAAAAACTATTAAAGGTAAATGTGCAAGGGAGCATTGTCATGGAGCTGCAGATATATCTGGTGTTTATTACTTAGATACAAATGGTAAGGATGGTAATTTAATATTTACTAATATTAATAGTAATTTATCTGGTAATATGTTATTGTTGGATTTGGTTGATCATGATATGAGAATGCCTTACTTAGAAAATGGAATGATCGCATTATGGCCTGGACAACTGAAGCATAGAACATTAGTAAATGAAACTGATCATGAAAGAATTAGTGTAAGTTTTAATATTACTCTAGGTAAAAAAGGGTTCGGTATACCTACTACTTCAAACTAATTATTGACAACTATATACTTGGATGTTATAATTGAAATGAAATTTCAATCAATGCTATGGCAAAAGGATTTACAGTAAAAACTGTTCCACCAAAACCCAAGAAGAAGGCTGCAGAATGGGATATACAAGCAATTAAAGAAAGGTTTAAAGGTAAGAAGATTGTATTCTGCTTACCAGGTCGTGGATGTTCATATATCTTTTTAAAGAACTTTGTACAAATGTGTTTTGACATGGTACAAAATGGAATGAGTATTCAGATCTCACAAGATTACTCATCAATGGTTAACTTTGCACGTTGTAAAGTATTAGGTGCAAATGTTCTTCGTGGCCCTAATCAGAAGCCTTGGGATGGTAAACTTGAGTATGATTACCAACTTTGGATTGACTCGGATATTGTCTTTAACACTGACAAGTTCTGGCAGTTATGTGATCTTGCTTTACCTGCAGAGGATTCTGATAGGAAGGAAGCAGAGATTGCTGCAGGATGGTATGCAACAGAAGATGGGCAAACTACATCTGTCGCACACTGGCTAGAAGAAGATGACTTCCGCAAGAACGGTGGAGTCATGAATCATGAGACTGTAGAGTCCATTGGAAAGCGTCAGAAACCTTTCACCGTAGACTACACAGGTTTCGGTTGGGTTATGATTAAGAATGGTGTCTTCGAGAATCTTGAATACCCTTGGTTTGCTCCTAAAATGCAACAGTTTGAGTCTGGAGCTGTTCAAGATATGTGTGGAGAGGACGTTAGTTTCTGTTTAGATGCTATCGACAAGGGTTATGACATCTGGTGCGACCCTCGGATACGTGTTGGCCACGAAAAAACTCGTGTTATCTAACCGTCGTGTCTCGATTTATCATGGAGAATAACTAAAATGGCAATGAGAAGTCCAACTGGGGTCGAAATGATCGAAACTCGACCCAAAAAAACTCGTCAAGGGAGAGGAAAGCATACTAAATATGCCGCCTCCTCTCGAAATAAAGCAAAAAAACGTTCACGAGGACAAGGAAATTAAAAAAAGGTAAAATATACTTGCTAAATAAAGATATATTTGCCTAATAATAGTGCCTGTCCAACGCATAAGTAAGACATTTAAAGACATTAGTATGTCTTTTAAGGTTAATCCCTTAAATGATGACCTTATTGCGATTAAAAATCAGACTGCTATAGCTCGCTCTCTTCGTAATCTGGTGCTCACTGCACCAGGAGAGCGATTTTTTAATGAGAATTTGGGTTCAAACGTCAATAATCTCTTATTTGAGAATATGGATGACGTTACTGCTTCATCCATTAAGGATGAAATAGAAAATACCATAAAAAATTACGAACCAAGAGTTAAATTATTACGATGTGAAGTCTCACCAAACTTTGAATCACTAGAATTTGACGTAGTAATACGATATCAAATCATTGGAGTGGAGGCACAACCCCAACAATTATCATTTGCCCTAGAGCCAGCACGATAATGCCACTAGTTAATTTTTCCAATCTGGATTTTGACCAGATAAAAACCACAATACAAGATTATCTTAGATCTAATTCCAATTTCACTGACTATGATTTTGAAGGATCTAACTTATCGACGATTATTGATGTTCTGGCATACAATACTTACATCACTTCTTACAATGCCAACATGGTATCGAATGAAGTTTTCATTGATAGTGCAACATTAAGAGAGAATGTTGTCTCATTGGCACGTAATATTGGATATACACCTACTTCTAAAAAGGCAGCTAAAGCAAATATATCATTTTTTGTCGATACAACTAGTTATACATCTACTCCTCAAACAGTTACTTTAAATAAAGGTCTTGTTTGCACTACAAATGTCTTCAATAATGAGTCTTTTACCTTTGCAATACTCGATGATATAACTGTTTCAGTTAATCAAAACTTAGCTAACTTTGAAAATATTGAAATTTTTGAAGGAATTTACATTACTACTAATTTTACAGTCAATTCTTTCGATCCAAATCAAAGATTTATACTTCCAAACTCTAATATTGATACTGATAGCATTAGAGTAACGGTCAAACCTTCTAAATTATCAAATACAAGTCGTAAATATAGAAAAGCTGAAAGTTTATTTGAGATAGATGGTGAATCTGCCATTTATTTCTGCCAAGAAATTGAAAATGAACGATATGAATTGATTTTTGGTGATGGTGTTTTTGGTAAAAAGTTAGAATCTCCTAGTTTTATCGAAGTTTCGTACCTAGTAACCAATGGAGAATCTGCAAATGGGATAGGATCCTTTGAATTTTCAGGAAAATTAACGTCAAGTAGAGATTCTGTTAATTTAAGTGCAGGAATTTCCTTAGTTGCGACTGATAATGTTGCCTCAGGTGGTAAAAGTATAGAAACTATCGAATCTATTAAGAAATATTCAACTCGAATTTACTCCTCACAGAATAGAGCAGTAACTTCAGCTGATTATGAAGCAATTTTACCATCAATATACCCTGAAACTGATTCTGTTTCTGCTTTTGGTGGAGAAGAATTGACTCCTCCTCAATTTGGAAAGGTTTTTGTGAGTGTAAAACCTACAAATGGCTCATATTTGTCTAGTCAGATTAAAGAAAACATAAAAAGTCAAATTAAGAAGTATTCTGTGTCAGGAATTGTTGTTGATATCATTGATTTGAAGTATTTGTACATCGAACCTAACATTACAGCTTACTATAATGCTAATTTAGCAAAATCTGCTAATTCAATTACTACCATTGTAAGTGAAAATGTAGAAACTTACTCAAAATCTGCTGAAATTAACAAATTTGGTGCAAGATTTAAATATAGTAGATTTTTGAACTTAATTGACGGTAGTAGTGAAGGTATAACCTCCAATATTACGACTATTACCATAAGAAGGGATCTGAGAGTAGCGTTAAATAGTTTTGCGGAATACGAAATTTGTTACGGTAACAGATTCTTTGTAAAAGATGGTGGTTATAATATTAAGTCTTCAGGATTTAATATCGCTGGTATTAGTGCAACTGTATATCTTACTGATATGCCTGATGAGACTCATGAAAAAGGAACTATCGATATATTTACGTTAGATTCTGCAACTCAACCTAGAATTGTTAAAAAATCCGTGGGAGTCATTGATTATATTAAAGGAGAGATTAAATTATCTCCAATTAATATTACTAACACTGTTATTCAAAAAGGATTCCCCTTAATTGAGATTTCTGCTATTCCATATTCTAATGATGTAATAGGACTTCAAGATTTGTACTTACAACTAGATCTAAATCAAACAGAGGTTACTTCAAAACCTGATAACATTGCTTCTGGAGTAGATGTATCAGGAAGCAACTATCTGGTCACCTCAAGTTATGCAAATGGAAGTCTCGTTCGTGGCGGCCCTGTATATGCAACTGAATCAGTCACCACAACCACTACAACAACCCGTGTAGGCAGCGAAACCATGACTTCTACTACAAGATCAACAACATCCACAACATCCCCTTCTGGCTCCGCTTCTAGTGGTTCTGGCAGCACTGGCGGTGGCGGCAGCACTGGCGGTGGTGGCGGCGGTTATGGCGGTGGTTACTAACTCTCATATTCTTACTAAGATCAACATATACAAAAAATGATAT